ATGTTTGCTCAAAAAAAAGATCAAAAAAGAAGACGCAAAGGCGCTCCAACGGAAGAAATTCTGAACTACACCCTTCCAAAACTTCATACCAGGCAGAACTGGTATGTTGACTTCAAGTGCTTCGACCCCGCAAGCGGCAAGATGAAGCGCAAGAAATACATGCTTGACAGCATCAAGAAAGTGTCGCTACGCAGGGAAAGGGCAGCAGAAATCATTACCAATGTGACTGTCCGCCTCAGGAAAGGGTGGAACCCTTGGGCGGACGTGAGCGACCGCCGCGGCTATGCCCAGATCCAGGACGTGCTTGATATCTACGAGGGCCACATTAGGAAGATGCTGGCGGCAGGATCGATGAAGCAGAAAACACACTACGACTACTCCAGCCGCCTGGGCTACCTCAGGGACTTCATTGAGAGCCGGCCCATACCTATTATATATATGTACCAGTTCGACCAGGCGCTGATATCGGATTTCCTGGACTACATCTTCGAGGACTGCGACTCATCTGCCAGGACCAGGAACAACTACCGCACCTGGTGCTCGGCACTGTGCTCGTGGATGGTGGAGAAAAGATACCTTGAGAGCAACCCGGTGGAGAAGATAAAGTCAATACCAGAGGCGGAGAAACAGCGCGATGCCCTGACACCCATAGACCTCAGGAAGATGAAAGAACAACTGGAGAAAACCGACCGCCACATGCTGCTGGCTTGCATGATGGAGTACTACACCTTCATCCGTCCGACGGAGCTGGTGCACATCCGCCTGCAGGACATTTTCCTGAGGGAGCAGAAGGTGTTCGTCTCATCGGCCGTGTCGAAGAACAAGAGGGACGGCATGGTGGGGCTGAACAACACGCTGATAAGGATGATGCTGGACATGGGCGTGTTCAACAACCCCGGAGGCTTCTACCTCTTCGGGCCTGACATGGCACCTTCGGAAAAGATGGCAGACCCACGGATCTTCCGCGACCGCTTTGCCAAGCTGCGCAAGGTGATGGGATGGCCAAAGAGCTACATGTTCTACAGCCTGAAGGACTCGGGCATACGTGACCTTGCCAACGCGGAGGGCATCGTGATTGCCCGCGACCAAGCACGCCACACGGACATTGCCACCACCAACAAGTACCTGAAGGGCACCGCGCTGGCAGTACATGAGGAGACCAAGCGGTTCAAGGGGAATTTATAAAAAATACGATTTTTCGTATTAGAAATTTGCATAATACGAAAATTAGTAGTATATTTGTAATGTCAAACAAAAACAATACAGATATGAAAAAGAAATTGATTAAAATGGTGGTAACAGAACAAGAAGAAGAGCTGATAATGGCAATCAGGAATTACGTGAAATCATTTCCAAGAGGCTACCCACAGCTGCTCTACTACGCAACGAAGCTCTTCGAGATAATGACTGACATGCCGAAAGACACTGAAGAAGAATAACAAAGTCCCGCCCGAAAGGGCGGGATACAAAAAAGGAGGACATGATATGATACAGAGTAATTACGAAGAAAATGGCCTACTGCTGGAGCAGGAGCCAGAAATTATGAGGGACAAGCTGACAGACATCCTTGTTACCGTCTCATGGAGGGAGATTGCCAGGACATACTTCAACAAGTCAGCATCATGGCTATACCACAAGCTTGACGGTATAGACGGGAACGGAGGCAAGGGCGGTTTCTCAGACAGCGAAAGGGAACAGTTCAGGGGTGCACTGTTCGATCTGGCAGACCGAATCAGAAGGACAGCCGAAAGCATATAGAGGTCTCGGGGTATCTGTCCCCGATGTTTGACACAAGCCGCTTCCGACCTCGGGCGCAAAGAGAGCCACGACATTGTATTGTCGTGGCTCTCACTTTTAAATAAAGCCGCTATCCTCACGGACGACGGCACGGAATTCTTATCAACCTTAACTCTAAATATCACGAAAAACACAAATCTCACTTTATGGCGAAGACCTGACCGCGGTTGCCCTTGGCACGATGGCTGACGTGGACCCAGCTCATATCCTTCTCGTCGATGAGCTGGTCGACAGGCAGCTTCAGTTCCTGAATGAGGCTAAAGAGGCGGCGGTTCTCCTCGGGCGTACGGGGTGTGCCCTGGATATCGGCGGCACAGCCTGTCATGTGGTCGGACGTGGGGGAACCTCCGACCATGGCGTTGAGACGGGGGCAACGGTAGCCGCTGCTGACATAAATGGGCTTTCCGTAGGCCTGGCGCAGGGGGTCGAGGACGTTCCTGACCAGGCGGTAGATGTTGTCGGATTCCTTCAGCGAAGGCAGTCGGTTATTGATGCCGTAGCGGTCGGCAGTAGCGGAACTGACAAACTCGCCGATGGAGAAATAACGCATGGGCTGCCGTGCCAGTGGTGTCTTATTGCTGCGCATTGCCTTGGTCCTTAGGATTAACAGATATACGGATGCCACAGTCGGAACGGTAGCAGCGGAGGCCCTTGTAGTAAACCACCTTGGACTTCAGCTCGGCTATCTCGTTGCACTTGGTCATGATGACGTCGCTGTGCTCGTTGGCCTCACGCCGGACCTTCTCCTGAAGTTCCATATATTCGTTCTGCAGCTTGCCCAGCTGCGAAAAAACATAATCGTACTGATCCTGCATGAGATCCGTACGTTTCTGCCGGGCATCAGTCTGCACGCTGTCGGCCTCGGCCCTGTATTTGTCGCGCTGGATTCGCCAGAAGACGAACTGGTAGATGTTAAGGCCTCCCAGCAAGGCCATGACGATATCGACTATCCAACTTTGCATCATAACAAAACGGCTATCTTTGTTTTCTGCAAAGATAGCCGCCCATGTGCAGGCAGGAAAGGACAGCACGCCAATGATGCTGACGGTCAGCCCATGTCGCACATCACCACGCTCAGCTCGTAGGCTTGCTGGCCGGTGAAGTCGTTGCTGTTGATGAAACAGCCGAACTCGGAGCTGGTGAGACGCTCGTACGAGACGGTTAGTTTCTTTTCAAGCTCTTTCTTGAGCAACTCATTGGCAGCCTTGTTGTAGTTGAGGATAGTCTTGACTACATCCAAGTACTGCTGGCGGGTCATCTCTGGGGGTGTGCCCTGCTGGCGCTCCTCGTCAGACCTAGAAATCCACTCCTCATAAGCCTGGGCCTGCTCACGCAGCTTGTCGAAATCAGGATAGCCTTCCTTGAGCTTCTTCAACGTCGTCTCGCGGAACTCGTCGAACTCCTTTACTACAGGTGAGAGCTTGCCCACCATCAGGATGTACTTCATCTTGGCCTTCTCTGGCATCTTACCGAACTTGGCGCCCTTCAGGGCACCCCACACGTTAATCAAGTCTTGTTTCTTCATATTTTTTTATTTTTGGTGAATATCCTCATTCAGGCAAACGATATTGCCAGTAACATAGACAGTACCTCTGGTAATCCCTATACCATCGATGGTCATGTCACCATCAATCTCAATATCATAATCCATATTCTTACTGGGAATATGTGAGTATTGAATCGCATCAGTCTTTAGGTGGCCGATATACCTTTTTGCTATCAGATTTCCTTTTACCAATATTTTCATAGATTACCCTTTTTATTCGTTATCTATAGTTTACATCCTCCCAAGCAGATACTTTCCCATCATCGGAAACTACCATGACTTGCAGCCTTGTTGTCTGAGGTCTGTCTGCTGGAACATAAGGTGTAGCCACTTGAATACCATCAGTTGCATCGCTATCCCAAGTTGTTTGCGTGTAAGTAGCGGAAGCACCAGCTAAGAGGTCTATATAAATACTTTGCCCAATACTCCTTTCACCAAGAATCTTTTTCGTCTGGTAATAACCTTCTGCTCCTTGATAATTCGTATCATCTGGGTCAAGTACATAAATGTGGTAACTTGATGTAGATGTAAACTCTAATACACCGCTATTGGTAGCTACAATAGTAAACTTGAACTTGAATGCTCCAGTGTACCAAGTAAGGTTGCTGATTGTCATTGTTGTTGTGCAGTTCGCACCGCCAACAGAAGACTTGATAACAATAGGAGGGTTGGTAGAACCGTTCTGAGTTGTCGGCAGTGAAATACTTGTCAAGCCAAAAGCAGGAGGAACAGATGTTATATTCTTTCCTATATCTCCATTCCAAGGATTGATAGGTACATCTACACCTCCTTCATCCCTTACACCATTAGGAGTAATGAATGGATATACATACCATGTGCCGCCAGAAATGACATTGAGTTCTCCCTCGGTGAGATATATAGTCCTGTTATATCCGTTGCCCCATTCTTCATCCCTGCTAATAGAAGTCCCTATCGGCTTTGGATTAATCTTTATTACTCCATGAGCATTTGCAGTAGGTGTCACCTTCCCCAAAGTCATTAGAACGCCTACATACAAATCATCATAGTTATGGAATATACCTTTACCATCTTTGGATTTCAAGTCCTCTATCTTTACTGCCGTGTCATCTTGTGGGAAAGTGTATTGGCAAAACACAGCTTTTCTGTCAGCAGTATTAGTGATATAGAATATTGCATATCCATCTTCGTCATAAGCATCTCCCATAATTGTAGCACGGAATGGCATCTGTGCTGAATGATTGTAGTAATTGAAGTCTATCTGTCTATAATGCTCTTTAGGAGTAACACTTTTGCCTCTTGGAGGAAGATACCCCCAATCACTTTCAAAGCCCTGTGTCAGCTTGTATTCCGTGTCATATACATTTACATTCAGCCCACACTTACCATCATCGCCTCGCCACCAGTCAGCGGAGTCTTTCCAGGTCTTATCGGCATTGAGCTGCGGCTTGGTATTCTTCTCCGCATACCTTACCGGCTTGTACTTGGCAAACTTGTTAATCATCGGATTGTCACCACAGAGGACTCCGAGATCATCAGAGGCACGGCGCGTACGCTTGCTGATGTCGTACACACTGACTGGCCAAACAATTATTCCATCACTGTTAATCATAGTCTATATCAATAAATCGTTAAATTCACTGTTGCCTCGGCATAGGAACTATGTGCCCCATTGACGTGCAGATCAATAATATCAGTACCTTTTGACACCAGCGTCAGTTTGCCTGTATTGTCGATCGTAGCCCTTCCACTGCGTGTAGACCATGCGGTACCTGTGACTGTTGCATTATTAGGAACGTTCTTCTGCCGCAACTGGTATGTACCAAGAGTAAGAGGAAGGCTGATAGTCTGTCCGTTCAGACTGCCATTGTAATCATCATAGATAATGACTGACTCAACAGGGATCTGTGGCGTAGGGGCAGAAGACTGCTTTACATACACCCTATCATAGTAGAGATTGGGAACACTGTAGTAATTGCCATCCGCATCTGCCAGGTATGGATATACCTTGTACCATTGCACGGTCCATGAGTCAGTAAAAACTCTTACACTATTGCCATTGTCGGCAATAGTTGTCGTGCTCTGCGACCTATGAGTCTCTGAATTGGACTCCCCCACACAATAAACCCCGAAATAGCATGTCTTGCCCACAAGGGTTGTAAGGTCCAACACCCCGCTTGTACCATTGTTCAACGTAAATTCCGCGGTGAAATAATCATTAAAGTTGCTGGGCGTACCACTGACATAGAACCCCGTGCATGGGGCACCACGATGGCGATATCCATCGAACGAAGTGAGGTCGAAAGGAGCTTTGGGAGTTTTCCTCACCCATCCGTTAGCATGCCCGGCACAGAAGTTAGGGAGGTTGGTAAGACTGACCTTCTTCGGTGTCACACCCGTCACTGTGCCGTCAGTGGGCTTGTTGGACGCCCACAGGTTGACATGACTGTTCTTGCACAAGTCTTCCTGATTGATCTCCCCGCTTGTGTCGCCGCCCATCAGGACCCATTGCACATCTGCCTTCAGGTCGACCGGGGCCGTTATGTATCCAATATCTGTATGTGCCATCAGTCTATTGTTATATAATTAGCGTGGGTATTGATGCGAATATTCAGCCCCCGCATCTGAGGCAGGCTGATAATGCCTGCTATCTCTACACCTGTTTCCTTGCGGATGGAATCGACAAGGTTGCTGATATCGGCCACAAGGAACTGATAAATCGGGCGGCCGCCAAGCATCAGCGGGGTCTCACAGAGGCAGGCATCGAAATCGCCTCCAGCCCCCTGCAGCTTGAATTTCTTACCCTTGTTCACCTGGAGGCCGAATTTCTTGGCGATGTCTTTACTCAATATGCCTGCCACCGCACCTGTATCGACCAGCATACAGGCAGGCAATCCATTTATCTCGCCGCGGACGATGATCCGCTTATCTGATTCTGAATATAGTACCATTATCCTTCCTTTCACCCATTATAAATTATAATGCCTCCTACATACAAGTCACCGAAGAATACTGATAGCCCATCTACTTTCAAATCACCCTCAATGACCATATCAAAATCTCCAGGCATATTGCCAACTCCATAAGTAATCTCCGCACCATTGACGGCATATAGCTGTAGATTGCCTTCTTCTGGCAAGATTAGATTGCCTTTGACTAATACTTTCATGCTACCCTCCTTTCTAATTTTCTGACACGCATTTTCAGCTCTCTATTCTCTTTCTTCAGAAGTTCTATCTCAGTATCGTGGGTCAGCAACAGCTTTGAGTTTTCTATTGATGCGGAAAGGGCGAGACCTGCGTAGTTAAGATCAAGTGCACCATCATCGCCCTCATTCACATAATATGGCGCTATAGGCTGCCAGTACTGTGCCGTTGTGCCGCCGTGGACAGCTTTATCGGTCTCGTCCTTCCAGGTGAACAGGATGCTTGGCGCAGCTGCTATGTCAGCAACACTGATATGAATTTCGCCTATGATATCTTTCCTCCTGATATCAGACAAAGCGCGGCATTCTTTTCCTGCCATCGTGCCGTTGACGTGGAGCAGATAGGAAGGGGCTGTCGTTCCGATGCCGACACGGCCAGTGGGCATTATTGACATTGCCTCTACAAAGTCATCAGTGTAGTTGGTGGCATTGGATTGGAAGAAACCTAGACGCTTTCTGCCATAAGAGCTTCCGCCAACACCTTGTATGTAGGGGGAACGATAGATATTAGTACCATCAAGTGTTGCACTATTAAATTTAATCTTTCCAGAATCACTATTTACAGTAGGACTATCAATATCAGAACGCATATACAAAGTGCCATTTATAGCAGTATTACCTGCTACATGAAGCTGTGCTAATGGCGATGCTATTCCAATACCAACCCTTCCATAATTCAAGATTGTATTGGAAGCGTTGAAATAGATAAGCCAATTGCTCGATGTTGCGCAATAAAGACCTCTATTCACTTTTCCAGAACCGATGGCTAAAGACATTGTATAGCTTTCACCTACAATATTTATAGCACGTTCATAAAAATCTGCTTCGTGCATAAATGATATTGTGGCATTACCATTATAACCCATGTAGAAATACCCATCCTTTGCCCATAAAGAATCCCATTTACTATCAGTACGTTTGAAGTTAATGCCCTCAGTCCAATTATCAGCAACATCATTTGTAAATATACCATTGACATTTACTATGTCTGAGTTGTGCATATTCAAGCCATAACTTGTCGCATCTGTAGTATAGTTATAAGCGCTACTCTTTGCTTCAATAGTGCCAGCAAAAGTTGTTGCACCGCTTGAAGAAAGTGTGATTCCTGTGGTTCTTGAAGTGCCATATTTTAGAGTGATGCTATTTCCATACAGATAGGTATTATACCCTGCACCTGCCGTACCATAGCCTATTAATAACTCATTAGCACTATTTAGATTAACTGTGTTGCGTACAGAACCTCCAGAATCTTTGGTGTATAACCCATAATTATTCCGACCAAGATAAATATACCCATAGGAATAAGTAGAACCATTAACATCTAATTTATAGGCTGGGGCTGTATTTCCTATACCTACATTGCCCTGTGACAACCAAGTATCAGTTCCATTAGTGCCTACAATCCAAGTGGAAGTTGAATGGTCATATACTCCTCTATTTGTTGACGCCAAAAGTCCTACAACACCATTTGAATTTCCTGTAGTAATAGCAATACGATCTGTAGTTCTTATGGCAGTTCCCATTCCAGTATTCACATTATATTCAAATGTGCTGCCTGTTAATGTAGGGTTTTTCTCAAATTCAGACAAAGCTTGAGCACCACCTATGAATGTAACACGATAAGAGTTGTTACCAGTTGTGTTTTCATTAACATGAATGTCTATTGCTGGGTAGAAAGATGAGTTGTCTGTTACATACTCTACCCTTATCTTATCAATTAGTTGAGTTGAATGATAGTACCCCGCTAATTGTGATATTGATATTTTGCCAGAATAACTAAGAGTTATTGAAAAGGCATAGGACTCATTCCCCTTGTAATTATAAGTTCTTGAAAGTAGCAATACACAAGAAGCTGATTGTGAAGCAGTAGTTAGGAATCTGCCTATACGATACCATCCAGTTGCTGCTGTTGCGTGTATATAAGTACCGTTCCTTTCAAGGATGTGTGTAACATTTGAAGTAGTGCCATCTTTGGTTTGGGTTATATAGTCGCCACTTCTACCTATTGCGGTTAAATATGTGCTTGTGATAGTTCGTCCATCACCATCCTGTGTTGCTTTTGTTGCAGAACCAACGGAAAGATTAGCCGTAGTGATATAATGCGTTGTGCCTCCATCAGCAAAACCATCTATACATAGCACATAGTTTGTCGATGTAACACCCGACAATGCAGTTGCGTTCTTCCAAGTAAGTGCTCCAGTCATTTCCCCACCACTCAAAGGCAAATAGTCATCCAATGAAGAAGCAATGGCGTAGTTGGCAAGATTGGTCTGTACCAATATCCAGTTGCCCCAACTGCTACCAGTATAATATCTTTCATAGATTGTAGGCTGGTCATAATATTGGAAACGCTGCCTTCTATAATTAGATGTTCCAGTAGGTGTAGACACCCAAAGACGGAAAGCATGATTAGTACTATTACTTGGCTTTTCCGTTACATATTGAGAGGCAGTATTAGTAGAACAATAGTAGTTTCCTACCGCAGTCTTAGTGTCAAGACTAAAAGTATTGCTTGACGATGGCTCTAAATCAGTACCACCAGACAAGGCATAGTATCTGCTGTTTGCATCATCAAGAATCCCATAACCACTCAGGGTAGTTGGATTAGTGCCAGCAGTAACTCTTCCGTAAGTATCAACAGTCACACTTCTGTAAGTGCCAGCAGTAGCAATGCCTGACTTCTGATTGAGTACACCATCAGAGATAGCAAGTGTAGTTCCCACCTTGATACCACCAACAGCAGACGCAGTGGCAATGGGTATTCTTGCAGCAGCAAATGTGCCACTTGTAATCTTGGAAGCAGAGAGGTTAGGAATATGGCTTGAAGCAATAACTTTGGCTGTTGATGTTGTGCCAAGGGCAGTCCACATGGATTCCTCATCAAAGCTGCCAGTACCACTGCCACCACCCGAAGGGTTCTTGCCAAGGGCAGACACAAATGAATCTGAATAAAGGCCATGCGAGAAATGAAAATATCCATCAGCATCCAGTTCTATATAATGCGATGTGTCACCGAAATATATCCTTCTTGCTGCTTCTGTTGTGCCAGCCAGAGTGATTGCACTTGTTGAAGCGATAGAACCTTTCACATCAAGTGTATAAGCAGGGGTTGACGTGCCAATACCCCACCTCTTTTCGGATGCGTCATAGTACAAGCCTTTGTATGTGACAGTAGCCGCTGCTGTTGAACCTATACTCAGGTCATGATAGGCATCTTCGTATGCCCACATCTGGAATATCTCGCCTGACCATGCAAATCGCATATCCCATCTGTTCTCAGCAGATGTGTCGGCAGTATTCCATATCATCAACTCTCCACCGCTGATTGTCAGTGTACCATCAACATCTTGTGGCACACCACCTGAAGTCCAGAATGTTTTTCCCCAAGCAGTCTTGGAAACGGTGGATAGTTTCGCAGCTGTCTTGGCAACGCCATTGGTGAAATATCCCTCCAAGGCTGTTGCCCTTGACGCTGTAGCATAGGAGGATGACAAGTCAGGTATATCTGCAGATACAAGTTTACGGAATGAGGCAGCGCCATTCTGAGAGCTCGGGGCAGCCAGTACATAGTTCTTAGTGCGAGAAGCGGAGGCAGAATATACATCCGACTTATCGGCCTTATTGGAAAGCAAATTGGCCAACGTGTCGGCCTCAATATATGTATCGAGGAAGGCAACCACCTCGTTCCACTTGTTGATGACTGTGTCGCTGTCGGTACCCATGATGGAGGCAACGGCATCCCATGAGGAAACCTTGCCAGCAGTGATGCCGTCCAATACAGACTTGTTGGAATGGGTATGGCTGTTAGTCGATGCTGCATTCCACCTGGTGCGGTCGGCAGATGAGACTATATCTGCAGTAAGGTCGATAATGCCATCGGCATCAGGATCGCGGAAGACATTGGCAGCTACCTTGATGGAATTGACGCTGCCGGTACCGCCAGTGCCACCGCCCGACGGGTTCTTGCCAAGGGCAGAGAGGAAATCATCAGTATACAGGCCATAGTTCGCCTTGATGACATAAGGATCTGCAGAGGTGCCTGAACCTTCACGTGTGAACATCGCCTCCAAGATGACGAGGCGATCATTGAGAGCCTTGCCTTGTGCGGCTGACAGAGCCTTGTATACGTTATTAGTGGTAAGGTTATTGATTATGTCAAGTTTCAAACCCGATGAAGACGCAACCAAGCCACTATTCGTTTGAAGCAATATCGAAAGTGACCTATTGGCTTGAAGATTGCCACCACCTGTAAGACCATTGCCTGCTGATATGGTCACTGAAGAATTGGCCTTCGCAGACAACAGGCCATCAAGCGTAGATTCCTCGCTGATATCATCGAGGAAGGCAACCACCTCGTTCCACTTGTTGATGACGGTATCACTGTCGGTACCCATGATGGAGGCAACGGCATCCCATGAGGAAACCTTGCCAGCAGTGATGCCGTCCAATACTGACTTGTTGGAATGGGTATGGCTGTTAGTCGATGCTGCATTCCACCTGGTGCGGTCGGCCGATGAGACAATATCTGCAGTAAGGTCAATAATGCCATCGGCATCAGGGTCACGGAAAACATTGGCAGCTACCTTGATTGAATTGACGCTGCCGGTACCGCCAGTGCCACCGCTCGATGGGTTCTTGCCAAGGGCAGAGAGGTATTCGTCAGTCCAGGTGCCGACAAGGATCCTGAGATTGTCGGCCACCTGCGTATAGGTGTTGGGCACAATGGCATTGCCATCGCTGTCATAGACCGTGAAGATACTATTGAAAAAACGGACATCGAGCTTGTTGGACAACAGGTTGGCCAACGTGTCGGCCTCAGTATATGTATCGAGGAAGGCAACCACCTCGTTCCACTTGTTGATGACGGTATCACTGTCGGTGCCCATGATGGAGGCAACGGCATCCCAGGAAGATATCTTGGCTGCAGTGATGCCGTCCAATACTGACTTGTTGGAATGGGTATGACCGCCAGCAGCGGCCGCATCCCACCTGGTGCGATCAGCAGATGAGACAACATAGCCTGACATATCTATGATGCCATTCGAATCTGGATCGAGATAGGCGTTGGTGGCTACCTTGATTGAATTGACGCTGCCGGTACCGCCACTGCCACCACCAGACGGGTTCTTGCCAAGGGCAGAGAGGTATTCGTCAGTCCAGGTGCCGACAAGGATCCTGAGATTGTCGGCCACCTGCGTATAGGTGTTGGGCACAATGGCATTGCCATCACTGTCATAGACCGTGAAGATACTATTGAAAAAACGGACATCGAGCTTGTTGGAAAGCTGACCTGTCAATGTGTCGAGCGCATTTTGAAGCCCCGCCACATGACTGATATCCGTAGTACCGCCATAGGATTCTGGAAGCCACGATGGATCAATGAGCGAGTCTTCAGGATGAAGCGGATCGAGCGGAGTGAGCTGGGCAGAGAGAAGGCGAATTATATCATTACGGCTGATACCGGGTGAAGGGATATCAATGAGCGAGGACACATACTGGGCTATGCCAGCAAGGGTGGCCACCCCCCACTCTTCAGCATAAGGTGACTGCACAGGGAAGAGTACCCCCTCAGACAAGGGCAGTCGGGAAAATTCAAGTAGTCTGGGGGGTAATGTAAAAGACCCGATATCGGGTACAGTGATGTCAAGCATCTCGACAGGCAGCTCATGACGCGGCAGGTTGAGCAGTGGCAAAGCCTCGGCAAAACGGAAAGTGAAGCTGTAGGATGAAGGCAACTCACGGAAACGGTAGGACACGGAATCTTCGGTCAGGACGATGCGACGCACAGCAGATCCGGCATAGACATACTTGCCTGCCGAAGGGAAGAAATCGAGCAGCCAACGACGCTCAAGGATATCGAGATGTCCGGTATTGACCGTCCACTTGCGCTCGGTATCAACGCGGTACTCATAGGCCACATCGTCAATCTCGGCGATGTGATGGGTGTGCTCTGCATCCAGACTGACAGCACCGAAAGTACGGAATGTATCGATGCCACCCAGTGAGTTTTCGAAGAATATCCACTGCTCTTCCTCGGACTGCATGACATTGGCATAATAACGCTGCGTATAGGTGAGGGCAGTGGAACCTGAAGCCACCCACACGTCGTAGTAGGCCGGCAGGCTACCCGCATAGAGACCTGCGATGACTGCATACTGCACGGACACCGTGGTGACGACACCCTTGGTAAGGCTGCAGATGGTCTTGGTGGCCCCAGCCGTAACATTGCCACTGGCATCGGTGAACCAAGCTTTGACCTTAAGAGAACAGCCACTGGAAACCGCGTAATACGAGAGGAACTCGGGTGACGAATAAGTGACGGGCTTGACATTGGGCTGCCAAGTAAGGAAATTGGCCTTCAGGAAATCAGTCACTGTGCCGGACAGGCGGTCGACACCTCCGCGGATGACACGGAAAGTGACGGACTGGCCGTCGATGACCGCCGTGAAATCGGCGGCAACGGAAGACTGCTGGTAAGGGTCAGCCGTTGGAGGCACTTGGCATGAGAGCCTGTCGTGAATGACATCGCGCAGGGAAATCTCAACCTGGCCATCAGCATCGGGCGAAAGAATCTGAGAAAGAAGCACCGCATCCCCTTGACTAAGGGAAAACACCACATCGGCGGTGGCGCTGATCTTAAAAGGCTTCAGGTTCATGGAGAACGAGAGCGCATCGGGTTGCTGAAGTATAGTCATATCAATGGATGTTGCTTTGGAGGCCAAATTAAGGAAGATTCACCCGTCTGCAAAAGGACGGGACGGAGGGACACGTCAAGCCTGTAGAACTTGACGCCCGACCGTGAGCCAGTGACACGATAGGTGACACGGGGGTAGAACGTATCTCCAGACGCATATTGTTCTGCCGTAGGTGGCGGCGGGTAGATGGCAGGCAAGCCGTGATTAATGCGCGGACTGCCTTCTTCGACCCATTGATCGTAGTCGAACTCATATCCCAGATCGATATATTCCTGCTGGGTGATCTCGGTTTCGGCAACGACGACCTTCCATGTGTAGGATGACGTGGGCAGCATGCGTGACGACTCAGGAGGCGCGGTGGAGATGTTGCCGGAAGCGTCGCGACGCAGCGTAGCGGTGAGGAACTCTGTCTCCAATGGCTCCCGACGTTGACCAATGGCATAATGCATGACGTTGATGAACAGTGCCTCGCCACGCAGCACTATACGCTGATGGACAGGAAGGGAGGCTTTCATCTCTGCCGGCAAGAGCAGTGAGGCACGCACCTTATGCAGGGCGTTTCGCAGACAGTTATCGAAATCGCGCCAAAAACGCTCGAAGATGCCATAAGGGCCATTATACAGGAGGGAATACTGCCAACCTCCATCGGTATGGTTGGTGCCGCAGGGCACATTGCCGTCGTGCCACACGAATGAGAGGATGGGCATGAGCGATGCCTCGTCGGACACGGTATCGACATCTTCATCATCGCTGGTGGGTGCAACGGGTATGATGGTGGAATTGAGGGCACGCCCGGTACCGATATACGGATATAGGCCGAAAGAAGAACCATAGCCATAGCTGCGGGTCCTGGTCTGCGGAACGCCCTGGGACTTGCCCGGCTGAGCGTAGGAAGAGAAACAGTACTGGCAGTCGGGCACGGTGGCATCAAAGACCTGACGCGTGCCACCGGCATAATAGGGCAAAGTGCCGTCGGCCAGCTTCTCACGCACGGCATAGGTGGAATAACCCATGTGATAATAGCAGCCATCATCGGCATTGTACCAGGCTTCAGGATGGCGGGCAGCCATGAGATAGACACCTTCGAAGGCGGTGGCCTCGCTGACCACATTCTCGGAAGACAGGCGCAGCTGACGCTCCTCCTGGAATGACACCTCGGGCCAGCCAACAAGATAAGGTGACAAGTCGGCCGAGGGGACTGAGCCGAGCATATCAGTAAACCGGACGACGGAAACGGTCTTATGAACCTCGTCGGGGACGAACTCGAGACAGAACTTCTTGCGGAACACGTCGAGCAGGGTGGACACCATGCAGTCAGGCAGAAGATGTGTCAGAAGGATGTCGCCATTGAGCAGAGAGTCGATGGTGTTATTTACAAACACCATACTGCTGAAAGGCTGCTGTGTGGTGAGGAAGGAGTCCTGCAGGGTATAGCCGAAATAGGAGAACACCCGGCGCAACACCGAAGAGACCCTGATGAAGGGGGTGATGTAATAGCCAGGGGGGAGGATGACCATGTCGGCATCCTCGGTATCCTGCTGGGTGCGCTCGAAGGCATTATGGAAACCAATGGTGCCAGTGGCGGAGATGCTGCCCTGGGCATCCATCATCTCCAGTCTGTTAATGAGACGGCGCTGGTCGCCGAAATCGACCAGGAAGGGGAAGATGGCAAAATCGGGATCCTGATTAGTGAGCAGGGACTGGCAGAAAGCTATGCCTTGGCTGACAGTGGCAACACCAGGGACTACCTGGCCTGCATAGATATCGGAAAGCTGCACATCCTTGATGCGCGAGAGGAACTCACCCTCATTGAAGCAGATTGTGGTGGTGATCTTTTCCTTGCGGCGGGCACCGAGCACTGCCTGGCTGCCACTCAAGACAAAGGCACCATCCTCAATGACGCAGGGGATGTCGGCTTTGGGCTTGGAAGAGACGGCAAGGCGGTCGGGCCATCCTGTGAGCTCGCGGTTGCGGTCGGTGTCGGGCAGCTCTACAGGCAACGAGTGCTCGCCATAGTCGTTGAAGAAAAGGTTGGTGCGCTCGACCTCAAGCTGTGTGCCTGGATTGAGGTGGTAGGCAAGACCCGACTGGGAATGGATGATCTTCATGGGAGTATTGAAAGCTTAGAAGATTGAACAAAAGGTATCACTTGGAAGCAATCTGGCGCGACTGCTGACGGAGCTGCTGCTTGCGCTCAAGATCGGTGAGCACCACATCGGCCCTGACACCCTGGCTGTTGAGCGTCTCGATGGCAGCAGCCAGACGGTCGAGGGTATCGTCATGGCTTTTGTCAGCTGATGCAGGCGATGGGAAAGAACGCTCTGTATGACGTACAGCCCCACCGCCAGAGAAACCTGCCAGACGGGCACGGATGACACGATTGAGGTCGAGCGTGCGGATGGTGCCTGCCTGCTGTGCCTGGTCGAGATATTGCAGCAGGGGCGCCACAGTGGGGTTGCTGACAGCGGCATTGCTGGCCACCCACTCCTTGGAATGCCCGGCAGGGCCCTCGCCCACGATGACCGTGGGGCGGTCGATGAAACCACGGCGGGAAGGATCGTAGTCGGCGCCCGTGAACAGACGGCCATCCTGGCGGCGACGCACATCGACGGTACCACCCGACTCACGGCCAGTGGCGGTGACCTGTGAACGCGTGACCTTGGAGGCAGAAGAGGATGACGATGAAGAGGAAGACTTACTGCCACGCAACATGCCCTTGAGGGCTGACTTGGCTGCTGCCAGGGCTCCCATGATGAGGGCGGACATGACGGCGGCACGGGCAGCACCACTGGCACCGAAGGAGAGCACGGAGTCGGTGGTGGCGAAAGATTCGGCAGTGGACTTTGCCACGGCGGTGGTGGCCGTTGCGGTGGCTTCGAGAATCTTTGCCTCGACCACCTTCTCAATGACCTCGAACACCATGTCAATGGCAGTGTCGGCAAAGGCTGAGAGCATGTCTTCCTGGCCGGATATGACCTTGCCCATGACATCGCCCAGCTGCTGGCCATACTGCTTGTAGGTGGCTATGCGACGGCGGTACTCTTCCTGCTCCTTCTGGGTGATGCGCTCGTTGGAGGCATTGGTTTCCTGCTCGCGCTTCTCACGGTCGGCCTGCTGCTGACGATTGTACTGCTCATTCGCAGCGCGCTGATCATTAAGGCACTTGATACTGAAATCGGCGAGCTGTGCCAGGATCTGGCGGCGCTGGTCGGCACTGAGGCCTGAGAGCTCGAGCATGCGCTGCAGGTGCATCTGCTCGAGCATCTGGAGCTGCTGGTTGTACTGCTCCTGTGTCTGCAGATGCTCATCATTGCTTGAAAGATAGGCATCGCGCAACTGCATCTGCTGCCGGTAGTAGAGCTCATTTTCATTTTCCAACTCCTGCTGCAAGGCTTCCTGACGGGCTTTCTGCTCATCAACGACCTGCTGCTTGATAGTTTCCTTCTTGTTTTTTGTTGGCGTGGTGGTTGACGTGGTGGTTGACGTGGTGGTAGCCCCAGAGGTGGCAGATGACTGCTGCCATACGGCATACTTGTCGTCGATGGCCTTGATGTCCTTGCGCATCTGGTAGTAGCTCTTGACATAGGACTGCAACTCTTCAGAAGCCTTGGAGCCAAGCCCCTTGCCACCGAAGAACTGGGCATTGATGGAATCGTAGATGGAGTTGAAGGCCTTCTGCCAGGTGTAGCCCGCCTGCTGGTAGGTGGCGGTCATAGACCTTACAGCTGACTGCGCATCGACGGCATTCTGCTGGGTGGCACCGCTGACCTGGAGGACACGTTGGCGGATGGCTTCGAGCGCATCGGTCTGCTCCTTTGCTGCCTCCTGCGTGGCATTGTTAATCTCCTGCTCCTTGTACTTGAGGGCGATATTATCCACCATGGCATTATTGACGGCACGGTAGGCAGCCTCGATGTCATTGAGGCTGCTCTTCTCAGAAAGCAGATTGGGCATGTATTCGCCATACTTCTGGTTGATCTCATCGATAAGACGGCGCCGCTCATCGGTGCCCTCGCCTGCCTTCTTCAGGGCATCGAAGGTGTCGGACAGGGCGCGCTGCTCGTTCATGAGCTCGGCATTGGCATCCTTGAGGGAACCGGTGGCAGAGTCGGCGGACTTGCGGAACAGGACAAAGTATGCGGCAGCGGATGCCAGTGCCGAGACAAACAGGCCTATGAGATTGGCCTTGAGGGAGGCATTGAACGCCTTGACAGCGGTGGTGGCAGCCTTGGTGACCGAGATATTGGTGAGCATCTGCACCTTCTCCTGGATGAGCGACTTGACATGCAGGGCGGAAATGGCTGCCGCTGCCTTCATGGCCAGAACATATGCACCTATGGCTGTGGTGAGCGGACCGATGACATCGAGGTTCTTGGCAATCCATGTGGCGAGATCCATCAAACGGCTCACACCGAAGTTAAAAACTTCCTCAAACCTCTCCTTGACAGGCAACAGTGCCTGCCCCAACTCCAGCTGCTTGTTCCTGAAGTTGACAGCAGCTGCTGATGCACGGTCGGCAGCGGAGACATAGTTCTCACCAGCTGCCGCCAGCTGCTTATCGACGATGTTGGCCACCGCCTGGGTGAACCCGGCACCCTGCTTGATCTGCTCGTTGACCTCGGAGGCAGAGATGCCCAGATTGTCGAGAATCATGACGGACTTACGACCCAGACCTGTGACGATGGAGTTGGTCATATACTCGACCGACTGCCCCGTCTGCTGTGCCTTGAGCTGGGCGAACTGGAGGTACTTGCCCAGATCCTCCAGCGGTATGCGGAAATCCTTGGCCTGGACGGCTGCCTTCATGAGGTCGAGGTCGGTGACGGTGCCCTTGGTGGCCTGGCGCAGGTTGTCGAGGATATGGCCGTCGTCGAGCTGACGGAAGGCACGGGTGACACCATCGGCTGCCTGTGCCATCTCAACACCCTCAGCAGCGACGTTGCGGAACCATGTGGCCATTTGCTGCAAGGAATCTACCAAAACCCTTGAAACAGCCGTCCCCAAGAACCAATCTTTGAAACTGAAGCCCTGCGCTTCCTGCTTGACCTCACCTACCCTGGTCTTCAGTTCGGTCATGCGGCCGTTGACCTTGGCCAGTTCCGCCTCCAGCTCGGCATAGCGCTCCGGCTCCAGTGCCTGGGCGGTATTGTCGAGCTCGCGCTTGAGATCCTTGGCCTGCTTGCGCAGCTGCACCATGGACATGGCATTGACATCGAGCTGGCGGGTGCGCTCAGCAATGAGCTTATTGTTCTGATTGATCTGCTTGCGCTCGGCATCATACTCCTTGCGCAGCTGCTGATACTCCTGCGTGTTCTTCTTGCTCTGAGCCTCCAACTCAATCATCTTATCAAGACGCTTGCGGTTTTCGGAAGCAAGCTCCTTGTTGGCCTTGGAAAGCTCATGAATCTCTTTCTGGGCCTTGGAGGTCTCGGCAGACACGATGTACTTGATTTCGTCTTCAGACAGATTTTTCTTTGCCATAACTGTGATGTTTTATGGCAAAGGTAAAGGAGAGGAAGGTGAAGGAAAAGGACTTACTTGCGGGAGATGTAATAAAAGAGCAGACAGGGGATGCCTACCACCTCCTAATTGCCGGATAAAAGAAGATGTACCAGAAGATGATGCCCAACACGGGGAACCACAGGGCAAAAACCCAATAGGAGAGATTGTCATAATATCCCATTCGGGATGGTTTCAGGGCCCAAATACCCCCTATATAACTTAACACGAATATGACAAATCCAATAACAGCCATGATAATCTCCTTTTCTTTCTGCAAATATAACACTATTAATTTAATAATAAAAACTATTACGAGGTTTTTTCGGGGTTGACCGCCTGCTCCAGCTGCTGACGGATGCCTTCACGAATCTGCTGGCTGAAGCCATAGCGCAGCTCGGGGAAGGTCTCATGGTAGAGCACGCCCCAGACGACGCGGTTGTAGAAGGCGAGCTGGGAACGGATGTGGCGGCTGACGCGGTCGGTGCGGCCACGGCGGTAGCTGATGTCGAGGAAACGAAGATAAGGCAGGATGCGGACATAGAACACGGTGCGGTCGTCGGCCGACTCACTGTTGAAAGGGCGGCGCATGAGGTGTGACTGCAGCTGGCCGGAACGCTGCTGCAGGTAGGTGGCCACCACGTTCTGCTGGGTCTGGTAGATCTTGCCGATGCCCTGTGAGAGCGTCTGGTGGACAAACTGCTTACGGATCATTTCATCTGTTACCATGGTAATACTGTTTTTAATAAAAGCGGGGCCACGCCTCACGGCGGAGCCACCGCGCTTACAAAATAATTGGCATGTATAAAAAAATGTTACGTCTCTACTCTTCCACATTTCCCTCCTTCCTCGCAAATATAGTAGTTTAAGAAGTCACGTAAATGGACAAGGTCGCGCATGGTGAGGTCGCTGATGGAGCCCCGGTCGACGGCGATAAGGTTGTAATCGGTACTAACATCTCCAGACGAGGACATGATGAAGCTCTGCAGTATCTCGAACACAGCGGGTGTGGTTTGCTCTTCTTTCATGACTCACCTCCTTTCCGGAACCCTTGGAGGGCTGCAAACGGATTGCCCCGCTTCAAGGCTATGAACTGGATGCTGCCGGCAGGAACGCCACAGATGAGGACGGGCACCGTGTCATCATCAGCAACGCCATCAGCATCGAAACTTACAGACAGGCCACTGCAGACACCGCCAAGCGCCCGCAAGGCCTCATGCATGAAGCGGTCACGCTGCGACACCCTGACCTGAAGGCCGGTGAGCGCGCTGCTGAACGAATAAAGATCTTTAGCCAAGCGGTCATTGTTGGCATCGAGGGGGGAATAGACGCTGACGCGCAACACCTGGACCTCTTCTTTTATCCTCTCGCTCATGACGCACCTCCTTCCCTGACAGCATGCGCATCATTCCAGACACGCCTGGTGATGCCACGCTGCCTGTCATACTCCGACCTTACACGGATAACCTCAATGGTCATCTGGCGGGAGTGATTGCCACACGCGGAATCCTGACAACACACAAATATCACCCTCTCGTTGAAACTGACCATTATCAGGTTCTTGCCCGACTTCCAGGCTGAATTCCTGCTCTGCACCTCATTGGTCACCTGACGTTTGAACGCCTCCCAGTCTTCTTCTGTGAACTCACAACCGTCGAAACGGCGCAGCCACTGCTGGAAACCTTCGAGCAGCGAATTCTTGGGCACGCACTCGCTGATATTGCCTATTACCCTTGTCATAGCTCAGCCCTCCATCATTATTGAGACAATCCAGAGAAGTGACCAGATGCTAAAGAGCATCACGACGGCGCTGACGAAACCTGCGGCGATGGAGAAGGCCTCGGAGCGGAGGACGGTGGAGAACGCTGCCCGCATGATGCGGGAACGGCAGTTGAGGTAGGCAAGAACGACTCTGGCCACATCTGCAGCGTGCAGCTGCTGCCCCTGGGGGGCGAGGGCGGCTCCGGCCTGCGGAACCATACCCTGTACGAAACTTTTCTTTAACATAACTGTACTTTTGTATTGCAATTCGGTGGAAAAAAGAACGGCCACCTCACCCGCTGCAATACAAAAGCACAGTTGTCAACTCCAAGGAGCGAAAAAAGTCTTTCCGGGTGGGCAGCCGTAGAGTGATTATAGAGGCTCTATCAAGCTACACCTATAATATATATGTTTCGTACAAGGCCGACCATTTCGAGGACGTGCTCTATATGGCCTTTGCCGGCAGGGCATGAAAAAAGCCCGCATTCGCTAATGTGGACCGCAATTGACCGATGCGTCCTACGGAGTTGGATAAAGCACCAACCATGCTTCTGTATTGCATTGGCAAAGATAGGGAGAGAAATTGAATTATCAAAATAATAGTGGGGAAAATTGGGGAAATTAGCGGAAATTTGGGGGAAATTTCCTAAAACCTTGCAATTATTTCCAAAATTACAAGAATTGGAAAGGATTGGGGAGGGGATAATTCCCTCACGAGGGATGAAAAAATCCCTCACGGAGGAGAAAAAAGAGGTTGTGCCAAAATGGACACAACCCCGAATTCTTGTGACTAAGGATAAAATCAGTCCGCTTTAGCTTGCGGCTGATTGTGCACTACTGTCAGTGGAACCATGCCATGATAGCCTGTATCAGACATCACCTCTGCAACATACATGCCTGCATGTTCAAACTTGATATCAATCTTGACAACCATATTCAGCGATAATGAAGGCACTACCTTGTTTGCCAACTGGCCCGTTACTTCAATGTCGAAAGAGAGAAGTTTCTCTTTGCCGTCCGATGTGCAAAGTTGCACATGAAACTGCTTTGGCTGGGGCTCGTCAGCCATTATCCTGCACCTCATGACCAAGTAAGCGTTTCCTAAAGCTGGGAAGCTATCAACCCGGAACTCATTGAAAGTACCTACGATGGTCAGCTTACCATTCGTTTCCTGTGCATAGTCCGCCACGGTTAAGATCTCAACTATCATAGCAAAAAAGATTTTATATTTAATTCTTTTCCAAAAGCTGCTGTTTTCTTGTTTGGAGGCATTTCTCCAAGTTTTGAAGCGGTGTCCTTATGGTGCTTATGGCATAGTCGCGCGGATAGATAAACTGTGCACCATGGCGCGCTGTCACCCCTTCCTTCACCTCTGTGCGAAGCATCGTTCTCGACCTTACATATACATTGATGGCATAAGCATCGAGACAATCGCCCAGACAATCGTGATATCCTTTGGCATATAGCTTATTCTTGTCGGCCTCACAGCATTCCTTCACAATCTCTGTATATGAGTTACGGTCACATTCGTAAAGCATCATGCGTTCCTTGGTGTCAGGATGCTCACGAGGGCCTTTTTTCAGAATCTTCCTTGACTGCACATTCGTATGGTCAGCATGGATGGTTTCGCCAAAATCTACAAACTTAGTCATAGCTGGGATAGTTGTTTAACTTTACCCCCATCAAAAGAGAACAAAGCTGCAAAATCCTCTATACTGGAGACATCTTTGATTTGCTTCGCAATCTTCAAGGCAAGTTCCAGCTTGTCTTCATCAGGTACCTCATTCTGGGATACCATGTATTCGGATATATGCTCATCAAGTTCCTTGTTGTACTCATTCTCGCTGATGCTCCCGTCTAGATAGTCACAGTAAAGCCTAAAAAAGTTCCTTTCGCGCGTGCGGTTGTTTACCGCAGTAAGCAACAGTCTCATAGCATCCTCCGCATTCTTCCCGAGCAGCGCGTCCTCGAATGCTGAGCCCTTGGACTTAATGATGGCAAACTTCAGAGAAGTCTCTGAATTCTCAGACACGGGATAGGTACTGGAGATAACCTCTATATTGTTCGTTTTAATATGCTTTACTGTCAAAGACTCTTGCCCAACACTTGATGTTATTGTTATTGAAGCAGTTCCCATAGCTATAAAAATGATGCACTTGTCGCAGGCAAAGGTATGAATTATTTTCTATAGCACAATAATTTTAACTATTATTTTGATAATAATATTATTGGAGGTTATTCCGCCTTTAAAGATTAAGCTATTGGTCACACAATAACAAATAGAGATAATAAATTAATGGTAAGGATGGAGATCGCAAAGATAAAACAAAGGATAAAAAGCAACAAATAGTATTTCTTTTAATACTTTTCTTGCAAAAAATTTGGAAAATAGTATTAAAATTTATACCTTTGCAGAAGTAAATGATATTTGCATGAAACCATTAAAGGTAAAAAAAGTGATCGAGATGCTGAAAAAGGACGGTTGGTACCTGGCCAGGACCAAGGGAGACCACCGTCAGTTCAAGCATCTGACGAAAAAAGGGAAGGTGACGGTGAACGGTCACCTGAGCGACACGCTGGATCAGGAACTACTGAACAGCATCTTCAAGCAGGCGGGGTGGAAATGACCACCCCACCCGTAACCTTGAGACTATATCATGAAAGACTATGAGCAATAATCCTTAAAAAAAAATGGAAAAAACTGTAAAGGTGTCTTGGACAGACAAGAATTTCTCCGCCTACTTCGCTGACGAAAAAATCGGAGCGGTGGTAGCTACAGGCAAGACACTGGAAGAACTGAAGAAAAACTTCAAGGAAGCATTCGAGTTCCACATCGATGGGATGAGAGAAGACGGAGACAGTATCCCAGATTGGGTAAGTGAAAACAACAAAGAGTTTGAATGGCAGCTTGACGCTGCAGCGCTCATCCGAGCATGTGAGCCTTACACTTCACTTGCAGCCATCGCAAGGGCATCTGGCATCAACGAGCAGCAGCTCAGCCACTATGCAAATGGAATCAAGGTTCCCAGACCTCAGCAAAGGCAACGCATCGTGGCGGGCTTACATAAGATCGGTGAGACTTTCATGCAAGTTAAATGAACAATTAAAATGTGGTACAAAAAAGTGCGTGCAGATCTGCTCGCACTTTTTTTGTGTATAAAAATACCAGAAAGGCAAATTGCACAAGTTGTCTTCACAACTCGTGGGGACATTGCTGCCAGCATGTCCTTTGCAACGGATGACAATTCCGGTACTTTAGCCCATAAAAAAGCATGAAAGTAATAGAGGCACTGGAACTGAACAGGGAGTTGCTGAAGAAACTGAGGGCGATGGGCATCAGGACGGAGGACACGGAGTATATTGACCTCTACAAAGAATACCTCGAGATGAACGGAATGGGATGGAAGATGACCTATATCGTGGCCGTGCTCTCCGACAAATACGGGGTAAGCGAGAGAAGCGTGTATGCCATCATCAGCAGGCTTGGTAACGACTGCAACCCCGATGCAGCGAGATGAACTGCCATTATCCCCTTGATCATAAAAGTTGTTCTTACCTTTGGGTGAACCAATAACCCGGAAGTATGAACAAGTATCATTTTATTCTTAACGAGATCATGCAGCACGGAAAGCTGCAGACAAACAAAAAGGGAAACATCAAATACCTGCTGAACCAGCAGCTGTCACTCAGCCCGGCTGACCTGCTGGATATCTTCGAGAGCCACGGCATAGCCAGGAAGAAGCTCAGGAACGAACTGCAGCTATTCATGAAAGGCGAGCGCCAGGTGGAGAAGTACAGGGAAGCAGGCATCAACTGGTGGGACTACTGCGGCAGTGTGCTGGTGAACAGCTACCCCACCTATTTCGAGAAACTACCCCCACTGCTTGCACGTATCAACAGGGAGAAGAGAAATAGCAAAAACTATGTGCTGTTTCTTGGTGAGACCGGCGCTGAAAGTAACCAGGCACCATGCCTGAGCCTCGTGCAGTTCCAGATTGACGGTGGGGAACTGGTGGTATCAGCCTACCAACGGAGTAGCGACGCTAACCTTGGGCTGCCCGCCGACATCTACCACCTGTATCTGATGGCAAGGCAGATAGACATCCCACTGAAATCAATCACGCTCAATCTGGGTAACGTACACATCTACGAAAACAACCTGGAGCATACAGCCCAGCTGCTGAACGGTGACGAGGGCGTGAGATTCGAACTGAACGTATAATTCTCAGTTCTGGCCACGCCCAATCCTGCACCTTGATAGGATGGAAGCGATGGTTCCGAGAACTAACGCAGCAAAAGCAAATAGGATGAGATGCTTGTACCATGGGTAGCGGACAGGTTTGACCTCGGTTGATTCTTTCTCCGTTAACCGGGCGTCTAAATCTACAGAAGTAGCGTCGCTTTCCTGCGCCATGGATGCAGATCCTGACTCTGACTCTTGCAGTACAAGCCCGTTGAACTGGATATCGGTAATAGATGATATCTGGCCGAATGGCAAGAGCCAGGGCATGGGCCTAAAATGTGACGATGAAGCTTCAGGCTGATAATGGCTGCCTGAGGGGAGAGGAGATTCTGCAGAGGCAGGCAGGGGCTGACTGGGGAAAATGACCGGAGGCAATGAATCAGCTGATGGGTTGAAACGGATGATACGGGCACTGAAGGTGCCCTCCCCCAGCATACGCTGCAACTGGCGTGACAGGGAAAGGCCTACCGAATCTGATGCCTGGGCAACAGAAGACGTGAGATTCTGCTCCATAGACGAGGAAGCCGTCTTAGATGATCGGCATCCTGTCAGAAGGCAGGATGCCAGGATGAAAAGAAGAAGTCTGTTCATAGTATTATGTTTAATATTAGCTTTTACCTGCAGACATTAGTAATCTGCATGCCTTGTCGATAGTAATCCGTTGCCTTCAACAATACTAATCTTCATCCGACAACAATGCCGGCTTGACATTGAAGAGGTCGGAAGCCTCGGACTCGAACATGAGTGTCCAGCCCAAACTCTTGAGTTCGGGTGCCACGAAAGGGATGATGTCATGACTGCCCGATATCCTCTCCAGCCAGGGGTATGCCTCGCTATGGCTGTCGATGAGCAGCTGCTGGCGTACCAGAACAAGCAGCTGGAGAGTAGCATCAGAAACGATGGCGGACTCCACCATGTCTGCAGAGTCAGGTACCTTATCGGCAACAGTGACAGCCAGCTTCTGCGTCTCAGTGAACGAATTGTGGAGCTGCGTGGACGAGAACTCGCCGAAATCGATGAAAAGGTAATTGCCCGATATGGAATCAATCCGCCGCTTCACATCGGCAAGATCCTGCCCGAATACCAGGCTGCTTATCTCAGGAACGTATGGTTCAGCAATGGATTCTACATAAGCTTTCAGCTCTGCATACTGCCCGTAGCTGCTGCTGCCGTTAAGGAAGATGGAAAGCACTCCCTCACGGGCAGGAAACCGAGCAAAATACTTGAAAAGGTCTAAGATCGGGTTCATTGCGAAAACAGTTTTTGTTAAATAATATCCTTGATGACACTTACGGGAAGCCCTGTTTCCTTCTCAATATCCGTCAGTTCCATCTTGGCAGCATGAAGGCTCCTGACACTGTCGATGAGCTTCTTGCGCAAGATGGTGAGGTACTGTATCAGGTTGAGATGCTCCACCTGGTCGGCATCGCCGAGACCGTCGGAACTCAAGCCGTACAGAGCCTCGAGCGCACCGGTGGAAATGGCAGAATGTGATGTGCCACGAGGCTCCGTAAGCAGCTTGAAGGCGGTTTGGGTGAAAAGATAGTTGACGAAAGCACGGAAATTGAATGCAATGGCAGCCAGCAAGGCGTTATCCAGTTGCTTCATGCGCACGGCCAGGCGATGGGCACCCTCTGAAGAGTAACGCCCAGGGTAGTAGAGCACGGCTGCCAACAGAGGCAGAGAATCAACTGAGCCACCGTCCAGATCACGCGCCTCGATGAACTGCAGGGCTGTGAGTGTGGTGGAGAGGCGGCCGAAAGAGAGGTTGATATCGTATGCCTGGTATTTTTCCTCCCCAACCTCAAGAACCGGCAACAGCTGGGCACAGAAACAGCAGTCGAGAACATAGCGGTAATCTGTCTTCTGCAGGTAATGTGCAATGGGCACGCCCTGCAGAAGATGCGGATCAACACGCTTGCACTGTCTGTAAGTCTCAGCATCGAGCCCCTCAAGAGCCGCGTCATGGTCGGGATACTCTATCTTGAAAGGGAAGGTTATCTGCTCTGCCAACATCAGTATATTTTGCACGGCAGACACATCACGCACTTTTCCCATCTCCCACCCCATGGATCTGCACACATGGTTTACACGCACATTGCCTACGGGTATCTTACCTGCAGCATAATCCACCAGATCACCCATCAACCCCACATACTGTTCAGGTGTGAGCGTGTGCCAGGAGTTGGGAACTGAGAATTCCCTGCCTCCAGCCATGAATATGATGCATTCATCCTTCATGCCATCAATATGATTTTGTCGTCCTGGCGATTGAAAGAGGTCTCTGTCTCGATGCTCCCACTTTCTGCAGAAAGCATCAGGTCAATGTCTGCCAGCAGCGACTTTGCCTCATTCATCAGCGAGTCAGACAGCTCCAACATCCGCTGCTGCTCGTCACGCCCGGTACGCTGTGCCTTGGAGTCGTCGAAAAGCGAGCGGATGGTAGGTGGAAACTCAATGATATCGAACCTGCGCAGGGCGATGGCAACAGTTATCTTGGCAAGAACACGGTTGAGCATGGGAATTATATCTTCACGCCCGGAAGCCCTGTCGTAGTATCCTTTGAGATAATCGTCCAGGGCTTCTGCCTGCAGGGGGATGGTACGGAAGAAGAACAGATAGGAGAGGTCGATGGGATAGACCGCATCGAAGTCTGCAGCATTCTTCAGCTTCAGGGTGCTGACCATCTTCTGGTAGCGTGTGCCGCTCCACCCGGATCCATTGTCATCGGCAAGCAGCTGCAGCAGCGTATCCATGGCATTGAAATAATTGTCGATGTAGGCACGCCGCATCTGTTCCTGCTCGTGCTTATAGATATCGATATCGTTCTTGCGCTGGCTGATGACGTCGAACACCATCTGCTTGGCAAGGGTGAGGTTGGCCATGGCCGAAAGGAGAGCTTCTTTTTCCGTATTGGTTTTGGAAGCCACATAGGCAAATACATCATTGGTAAGTATGATGACAATCTGCTTCCTTGCCGTAATAGCTGAGGAATTCAGGTGCTTGAAGTCAACGTTGGACTCCACATAAGGCGCATACCTTCTGAAGGTGGCCAAGTCGGTGAAAAGGTCTTCTAATATCATGACTGCTGGTTATTAAGTCTGTCTTTGGGTGAAACATCCTCCTGCCGTGACGGAACTTCACGATAATAGCCAATACGCATACCCTGGGCATAGAGGTCGGGGAAATTGACAGCCAGCGCCAGGTTGAAAGGCTCTGAGCAAATCTCATCCTCTGACGTGAGGGAGAGGATATAGATCAGGTAATTATAGTAAGCATCAGCACCTGACTTTGATATCACACCATCCTTGCTGACACTCGATATCGAGGAGTCAAGCCCCACACTGGAAAGCAATACCTCATCAGCACGTTTGTCATAGGATATCAGGGCATCAACATACTCTTTATATTTCAAGTCAACAGTTTCGATCTTCCATCTTTCTTCCTCCCCAGAACTGTTCTTGAAGCTGTAGGTGGCATACGCCTTGCCTTGATTATCGGCTCCAGAGAGGTATTGGGATATATTCCGGAGTTCCTGCTGGATGTATTGAATCAGTACTGACTCCTTGAAAGAAGTACCGATATCTATGCCGTTGTACTTGAGTTTTGATTCGCCCTTGGAAGCACGTTTCTTGTTCTCTTCACAAAGTCTGGTTATCTGATTGCGCTTAGATTCTATCCAGGCATTGGGAATGACAATGTGGATCTTGGCTGCAAGCGCATTCTTCAGGAAGGAGTTAATATAATCGGCCGTCTCGTTGGAGCCACGGATATAAGAGCGTGTGCCCTCGTGTGTCTCGTTCACTCCATAGAAATCATCTACCGACTTTTCACGGTGGTGGCTGATGGCTGCAAAGCGGTAGTCCTGAATATTTTCAACCGAGAACTTCGGATAGATCTTGAAAGTAGATATGCCGTTATCCCATTTACCCACAGCTATATGGCGGAAATCTTTATAATAGACCACATCTGTGGCAGCATCTCTTTTCTGTGTTGCCAGGCGGCAAAGACGATTCTCTACTGACTCAAGACCAGCAACCGCCATTGCTCCCCTCTCCTTGCCCATCGAGAATCTCCATTTAACGAAGAAATCGTGGAAATAATAGAAATTCTTAATGATTGACTTGGCAAACTCCTTATAGTCTGTCTCAATTCCATGAGCAGACCAGCTATCAAGCCAGCCCATCACTTCAGGGCACTCTATCCATTCACGCTTCAGCTTACCGCCCTCCAATTTATTGACATACACTGCAGGCCCATGTCCGTATAGCATATTCACCTGTTTGGTAATAAGACGTGGCAGCAACCTGTTTTTCTTGATATCTGATGCGATCTCCTCGCATTTCCTGTCGTTGTACCCACGTGTCACCACCTGGAACCCCTGCACAGTCTGCCAGCGGTAGTCGGGCATGCCACCTTCAAACGAAGGAAAAAGAGGATCTGGATCCAAGACGGATGACATTGGTCTATCACCCATCTGGAACGATATCACGTTGCCATCCTCAATATATGTGCCAACGTTACCGACAATCTTGATCTGTTCTTTCATAACCAGTCTATCTTGTGAAGTTTATATCCGTCATTCGGGAAACCCATGTATCTGATAAGGATCTTATAGCACATCTTAGGCTCCCCAGCACCATCGGTAAACAGGAAGAAATGATCCCCATTGATGGAGAAGCGTTCCTCCGGCAACTGTGTTCGCCATCTGCAACCCTCTTTCACCTCCAGTTTCGTCGATGCGGTACCCTTTACCCTTGAACATGGGAAGAAGGCCACCGTGAAATGACCATCAGGCAGCTTGGATATCTCACGTGCCCACCGCATGGCATCTATACCCTTCATCGTCGTTTCCATATCCAAAAGTAAGGCATTGACTAACCGCAGGAAAGGACCACACCCACACAACCGTCATATTTCCATCCCAAGGGAGGCGGGTGCACAGCAAGCGGACTTTTCAGCGGTGCGTGCATAATCGGGTGAGGCAAATTGCCGGCAAATTATTTCCGAAAACATTGTTGGTTGGTTTTAAGCCATATAACAAGTTTTTCAATGTCAAAAGGGATCATTATTCTATTATGCAGAAAAATTATCAGGCAAATTATCAGGCATCGATGACAACTCCGACAGCACTTTTGACCCATATCTGCCGAAAAGCAGGTATATGAAGGCACTTGGGAGCTGCGTTGTAAGTCCGGCTTGCTGCTTGAGTGGTACAGTCTTCTCTGAGCTTTTGTCAAGCTCGATGCGACCCTCTGTCTTTTTCAACGGTGATAGCATGATGGCACTACATAGGTTTTTGCACTCGTTCTCGTCAATGAGCACGGAAGGCAACGCGCGGCTTCTGCCACTGAACAACAGCTGCAGCAGCTTGAACTGCTGCCAATGGTAGATGGTAGCCTGTCCCTCGTTCATCAGCTCCACTTCAAAGCCGTATGATTCCAGCTCACGTTTTAAGGCACGCGCATCGGTGGTGATCTGCTCCAGATCCTCACGCCTCTTGTTGCCGGCACGGTCATGGTACAGCAATATGCGCTTGTTAACTGAGTCATGCCCGAAGAAATCATAGAACTGGCGTGCAAGCTCCGGCTGTTCTTCCGGATAACAGCAGAAAAACTCCTTGATAGCCCGCAACTCGCGTCCGTAGTCTTTTTCCTGAGCCACTATAATAGACGAAAAGTGCCCGGGGTCATATCCCACTAGCAATTCATCACGCTTGTCATAGTGCTTCAGATAGTGCGCAGTCAGAATGAAATGCTCCTTCAAGTCGAGCTTCAGGATGGATTCGTAAATGTATGAGTCTGAGAACTGATGTCTTTCTTTATTGTAGTAGGCAAAGAACTTGTTGACCACCTCCTTATGGCGGATGGCACAGATGGAGGTTAGGAACTCATCCATGTCAAGCGTTTCGAGCTGGGTCTTGAAGAACTTCGGCCCCAGTATTTCCTTGTTGACAAACGAACTGGCACGGATATAGAGCGTGGCGTTACGCCGCATATCAGCCAGGCGCGGCTTCCAAAGAGCAAGGGTACGCTCCTGCTTCTCAAGGTCAAGGCGTATGCGCTCAAGTGTGACAGGATTCGTGGTACTGCGCTGCTCCTGAATGAGCTTGTAACGCAGGCATAAGGCTGCATTTACATGGAAGGATACTGTGGCAATCTCACTGATAAGCCGTTCGTCCATATTCTTCTCATAGTCGATGAACCAGTCATCCTCACCAAGATCCACGCGTGCCGTATCGCTCACACCGGTAACGCCTTGATAATAGGGTGACTTCCTGATTTCAGCTGAAGCACCACGCAAAGAGGGAAACAGGCGTGACTTGAGCTTCTCTCCACGGCTGTGCTTCATTTCCTCCACGATGGCATGCACGGCTGAGCGTCCGGCTACGGACTCGGGCTGGTCACTGCTCACGAGCTGCAGGTGATGGCCGTTGCGGAAGACCACACTGTGCTTAGGATATGCAATGGGGTACCGTGGGTGTCGGAAATGGGAGGGCAGCTTTGCCTCGCCTACCACATAGTCGATGCCATACTCCAGCATGGGACGCATCACGCCACCCACCATGTACTGCTTCGAGAAGTACGCCTGGATATTAGGCCACACGTTTGTCATCAGCGCCACATAGGTCTTGTGGACGAGGAATGACAGCTCGCCAGGCATATCATTGGCCACACGGATGAGCCGGGGACCTGTCACACCATCAGTCTTGCCACCTGCACGGCCAATCTCCGCAAACACGTTGTTGGGATCAATCACATTGACAAGCACCTGCATGCGGTTCATGTAGTAACGCTCGAACGACGCTACTGGTGTCTCACCTTCCAGCGGGGCGATATCAGCCTGGTTATTCTTCATTGATTTCCTCATATTCCGCTTCTTCAATGTCTGCGTCACGGAGCAGGCGTTTCTTCTCCTGACTCTCGATGGGCAGGTTGTCAATCAGGTTCAGATAGAAACCGCGGTTATGCTTGGCGGCTATCTCCTTCAGGCTCGCCTTGGTATAGCCCAGGTCTTCAGGACGCAGCTCCGGCGATATCAGGAACACGATGCCCAGGTCACGGTCAGCCTCGGCTATCTCGGCAGCCCTGCGACGGCAGTCAAGCGCACGCTCGTAGCACTTGGAGGCCGTCTTGTTGTCACCAGAGAGGATGCACAACTTGGCCAGGTCCTCATACTTGTCGGCATAGTTGTTTTCCCACACCTTGACCGACACATTGTTGTCGATGTTGAAATAATTGATGGCAGCATAGATGCGAGCCTTGCAGGTGCGCTCATCGAGAGCAATGCCCTGCTCGGCTGCTATGCGCTGGCGCAACTGCCTGGAGGCACGGCTGATGTTGCGCTCGTACTCATACACCTCCGCAGCCCACTGCAGCTGCTTGAGGAATACCTGCACATCTGCCGGGATGCCCGCCGACTTGCCAGTGGTAAGGAACGAGGCAATGATATCGGGGTGAAGGCGGTCAAGGGCTTCAAGTTGCTTCATAAATACCAGGTTTTAGATACCGAACATCTCCTGACGAGCTTTCTTAATGGCTCTCTCCAGCCTGCGCTCGGCAAGCAGCTTGGCCGAATCGGCGTCGCCCCCGATAGCCTGGCGGTTGAGTTTCTCATCAATGAGCTGCTCGGCCTCTGCCGTATTGGGTTCTGGAATATACTGCTCGTCTTCACTCTGTCTGCTATCATCTTTCATATCTGTTTTTTATGCAAATATAATGAAGTGACCATGGAAGCGGAAAGACAAGCGGAAAGAGGCTCCCATGTGGAAGCCTCCTTGACGTGGTAAGGTATATGCACCTTAGTTCAGCCATGCGGGAAGGGCGGCTGCAGGATATCGCTCCTGATAGCGAAGGGCGCAACGCTGCCTCTTGCGCTGCTGGTGGCGCTTGATGGACTGGAGGTGACGGCAACGCTTCCCCATGGCTTCCATGAACAGCCCCTCGACGCTGGCGGCGCCAACGGTGTAGATGAAGCCGTCGATGTTGAAGGTGCCGGTGTAGAGCACGCCGTTGGCGCGGGCCTTGGGCAGGATGGAGATGCTGAGAGAGTGGAGATACTGGCCGCGCTCTGAGAACCAGGCGTAGGGGTCCTGGCGAAGCACGTGGACGGGCAACGGGCTATCGACGAGCCGTGGGGAGAGGCTTTCAACAGGGGTGTTGATGACTTGGACTGGGGTGCCGCTTTCGCCGGCTTGCGCTCCATGGCCACTGACTACAGCGGCAAGGGAGGTTTCCTGGTAATTCTTCATAACTTGAAATTTTAGCAAAAAAAACCATGGTGAAGAGTTGCTAAAGCCTTCAAGCGTGCTTCCGGGGCGTTTCCACTACCCGACTCTTACCATGGCGTGGTGTTATACTTTTATATATGTGCAGGCACAAAAATAGCCGATATCGTATCGGCGCATCTCATGCGCTTGAAAGTTTTAGCATTGCAAATATAGGGATTGATTTTTAATTATCAAAATAACAATGGGAAAACTTTCACGTGGGGCGAAAAAAAATCCCTAACCATCTTTAGGTTAGGGATAAGATGACTTAACATGACTGACTACCTGGCAATGGCCATACCTGACAGCGTAATCGTGCCTACCACATATCTTGAAGGATCACCTGGGGTAAATGTCGCCTTCAGGTTTATAATACCATTAGCTCCGATCTCAAAAAGCTTGGACTTCAGGCTTTCATAAGCGTCAGACAAGCTTGGGTCAAAATAGACTGTCTTCCCTGATGTAGGTACATAAGAATCATCCTTACCAGCTTTTTGTGATTCCAGTTTCCCCCATCCTCCATACGCAACAGCAACCACGCTGCCGATAGGTTCATACTCGAAAGAGACAGAATTAGACTCTGTGACAAATATACCATTGCTGGTGAGAGGCGAATAATCCATCAAAGATGTGGCTGAACGGGGTGCTGGCAACTGCACGGAAGCACATGAGACGAATAGCATCATGGCTGCGGATAAAAGAAAAAGTTTTTTCATAAATACTATTATTGTTTGGTTAATGTTGCCAAATGTAGGGATTTATTATTAATTACCAAAATTATGACGGGGGAAAACTATTCCTTCTGCTGGATGAGTGAGCGGAAAAGCTGGTCTTGAACGCGCCAGTGTTTAAGGTTGTGAAGATCCTGGGCGCGCCGGCTCTGCCTGTCGGCCCGCTTCAGGTAAGACTCGTATCTGCGGATGTTGTCTGATACGTTGCGATGGAGCCGCAGGAACTGCTGCGGATCGTCCCTCATGAGGCGCTGCAGGCGTGCTCTCTCCGACCTGCCTTCCATCAGGGGGTGAACGCAAAGAAAACTCCCAGTGTCGTTGAACGCCTGGAGCTCTGCAAAAGCCTGCTGATTGCGGATGTAGAGATCCACCATCTCAAGGATGTCTCGCTTCAGCGGCTTGGAGTCCAGGCGCTCGTCTATCTGTTTCATCTGACGCCAGGTGTTGACACGCTCATTATAAATGATGGTGGCCATCTGGACATCAGGGTCAAAGAGGTTGGCCCACGCTATGCGGGGGTATTCGTCTTCTTTCTGGAGGCGGCTTTTTTTTTGGAATCAGCTAACGCAGCTTCTGCTTCTTCAGCACGCTCTTCTGCTTCTTCAGCACGCTCTTCTGCTTCTGCAGCACGCTCTTCAGCATCTTGCGCACGCAGCTCAGCCTCCTTGGGGTCAGCCACGGTTTGGGTCTCGTGCAATTCCTGGCCCTGAGTTTCCTCATCTTCCTTAACCTCTGGGCATGGCTCTGCTTTGATGTCTTCTGCAGACGGATTGGCTGCACCATCGGCTTGGCCCTGCGCGCTATCTTCAGGAACCTTATCGGTTTCCGGCTTTGGCTCGTTAGCGGCTGAACAGGCACGGCGGTTGAGCCGGATTTCCTCGGCAGGAGCCACTTCAAGCAGTGAGAAAAGAATGTCATCAGCATATCTCTTGGGATTAAGGGACCAGACTGACAGTTGCGAGTGCGAAGGCTGCAGCTTACTGAGAAGCTGGAGGTCAATGGCACCAGCTTCAGGGTTAGACAGCGAACGTGTCAGACGGATTCGCTCCTTGGGACTATAATCAAAAGTCTTCATGTAAACGCTTTGTTAATCATTATAAAGAGGCAGGGGGATGACTTGCGCCACCCCACCCTGCCCTGGTAATTATCAGGCTGTCTGAACACGACTGCCCGGCACCTCGATGAGGGTAGAGGCATCAAGCACGCGGAAGGTGATCTGCGATCCTGCCTTTGCCGTCCAGGTAGCACCATCCTCGAGCACGAACACCGTATTGTCGGCCACAGTTGCCGCCTTGGTAGTACCGCTACCGATGAGGGTGATGTAACGCCCCTTGTCATTGGCAGTCAAACCACTGACAGCAGCGATGGCATAAGTGGCAGTGCTGCCGTCAGGGATGGTGTAGCGGTCCTGGCCTGACCGTACTGCCAGTGTGGTGGAACCTGCGGTATGGGCTGCTGCAGGAGCCTTTACGATGGTACCCGCATACTTGCAATACTGGTCGATGGAGGTACGGGTAAAGGTGAAGGTGACGTAGCGGCCATCCTTGTCGTTCTTGGCCTCGTAGGATGACAGCACCATGGGGCGGTCGTAGTTGCCCAGGATATAATACTGGGAGTCACCCACCTCCTTGAAGATGATGATGAACTTACCACCCGCATGCTGCTCGATGTAGTCCAGCAGCTTGTCACGCATACCGCCCATGATGGCAATGAAGGTATTGGTACCACTGGTGGTGATGTCGCCCTTCTCACCATTAGAGGTGAAGGTAGGCACATCATGCGCCTCGAAATAATGCATATACTCACCGGTGAGCATAGGTATGGTTCCTACCTCACGATTGGCATTGGGAGTCGGGAAAGCCACATCGGGGTCGACCTGTGAGAGTTCAACCAGCCAGATCTTATAGGCAATGTTGCTGCCGTGGGTCTGACGGTCGGACACATCAGCCACACTGCCGATGACGGCCATGGAAGCGAGAGAAATGACAGATCCTCCAACACCCAGCAGCGAACCGCCGGTGATGAAGTCCATGATGAAGCAAAAAGCCAACAGTGCCATGATGCACGTGAACATGCGCACCATCATCTTGCGCTCATACTTACGACCCTTGCGGAAAGGGTCAGAGATTCTTTTTCCTTTCATATCAATCTGATTTTGAATATTGTTACTTCTTAAAAGGAAGGGGGCGGGCAATGCATGCCTGCCCCCTCGCATCAATCAAAAACACAGCAATGAAAACTGTTCATCTCACGCCGGGGATGTTTGGCTGGAGATCGGAGTTGACAGTACGAGTACCGCCTACCTGACGCTCCAGTTCCAGGAACTTACCCTGGCTGTTAAGAATCACCATGATATAGTCGCCTACAGCCGTAGGTGTCCATGCAGACTTGATATCTGCAAACTTGCCGTCCTTGGCAATAGTGCTGGCATTGGTGGCAGATCCGCACTCGATGACATAGGCAACACCTGCCTTGGCATTGTCAATGTCGGTGATTGCAGTTGCACCTTCATTTTCCTCGGTGAGGAACCAGAAGCCATTGCCGGCATCGGGTTTGGCAGCACCGGCAGCCAGGCTGACGCAAGGCTTGTTGATGAAGATCTGCTGCCACTCGTAGTTGTTAGCTTTCAAAGCTGCAGCATTAGCGAAGCGACGGCCTACGAAAGCAGCTGCACAGCCTTCCTTCCAGGTTGACCAAGCCTTCACCAGTTCCATGTCTTCCTTAACCTTGATGGAGAGCATCTCACCTGGTACATACTCCAGGAACTGCAGGTTGCCCGGGATGTCCATGAACATGAGAGGCATCTTGCCCAGATAAGGCAGCCAGATGATATGAACATTTGTATCAGGCACCACGTTCAGATATGAGTTCGGACCTTGGAAGTCGATATCCTTGCCATAGGCAGTGCGCACGTTCTTGATCCACCAGGGCTGGTGCGTCTTGTTCAGATAGAGCACATGGCGGTCAAGATCCATATCCTCGCTGCAAGAAGCGGTGACATCAGCTACGAAAGCCTGAACAGCTGCCAGGAAGGTTGCCTGGGTATAGTTGCGATAGTCAGCATCGGCATGTGGCAGGATCTTGTTCTCGTGGATATAGCGCAGCAGGGTATAGACGATGCCGGTAGAGGCATTGAGGTAGCTGCCAGCCACACCAGCCTCCGGCTTCACGTAGATACCACGCATACGACGCTTGTTCTGCTCAACCTGCGCTGTCTCCAGAGAGTTGAGGATGCAGAACTCAATCATGCTCCACTTGATAGGATCTGAGCCTTCACGGTTGAGATAACCGATGTACATACGCTCCAGCTCCTTCATAGGGCCGAACTTCATCTTGATCATCGCATCATCTACATGGCCCATCTCATTCTCGATCTTCATGTCACCCTTCCAGATCTCACCTTGCTGGTAAGCCTGAGAAACCTCAGCGAAGAATGCGTTGAACACCAAGTCATGATCCTGGATACCATAGCGTACAGGGAACCACTGGGTGAGTTCGCGACGCTGCAAAACACGTGCAATCAGGGCATCCTGACGCAATACGACATACTGGTTGCCAACACCTGCTGTGTTGACGCCATCGTAGTTGGTGCCGAACTCCCCGGCAGCCAGGCGCTTGGCATCAAGCATACCATTCTCATGCAGATATGCGTAGCGCTTCTGCAGTGATCGGCTGAACTTCACGGCTTCCTTACGGAAAGCAGCACCATCAATCTCCTCGTCCCAAGAGCCGAATGAAGGAGCAGAAGCGGGATTGGCCGCAATCTTGTTCCAACGGGCATTCATTGAGAACATAGGATGGTCAATGCCAAAGAGGAACTGGGTGCGGTCGGCATTGCCTGTAAAGCTCACGATATTGGCAGTAAAGGTCTGAGCAGGCAGGTCGGGAGCAGCATGGTCACCCAATGCACGAACGAGGTTTCCCACCTGGTTGGCCAGCTCCATGACAGACTCGGCACTTGCATTCTGTGGCTGAGTCTGTACTCCTTCAGCAGAGGCACCCTGAGTTGGGGCAACAATGCCCTGCAGTACTGTCTGCAGCTGGTTGAGCTGCTGCTGGGTGAGCACTGCCTCTTCCTGACTTGCCTGCGCTCCCTGCTCGGCAGCAAGGTCGTCCTGAATGGTGGTCTTGTACTCCTGCTTGTAAGAGTCAACGATCTGCTTCCACTCCTCGTCGGTCAAGGCATTCTGCTTGGCCTTGGACATGAGTCCGAGCTTCTCCAGCACAGTCTGTAGTTTTTCTCTAAAATTCATAGAATAGAAGATTTAATTGGTTATACATAATTGAGAGCACTTTTCTTGAGTTTTTCCATCTCCATCCACTCCCTTCCCATTGATGCGGCACGGGCGAAGGCCTCTGGCAGCGACATGACGCAGTCAGCCAGCCCGTTTTCGATGGCATGGGCAGTGTCATAGGTCTCGCCACGCAAGACTGGTGATTCCATATCGAGCTGTGAGAGCGCAGGCCTGCAGGCCTTGACCTCGCTGATGAACTGAAGGGTAAGAGGATCAAGTACCTGGCTGATATATTGCTCAGGCTTGCCGTTGCGCAGATCCTCGAACATCTTGTTCTTGAGGTCGGAATAAGACGAGCGTTCGAGAATATGCCTTATACCTAATTTATTATAATACTCGGTAAAGTCATAGGTCTCCACCATGGTGCCGATGCATCCGAACTCATCGTTGGCCGTCAGGGCTGCTATCACGCCGGCATGGCATCCTATGTAGTAGGCTGCAGAGCAGGCGCACTGCTCGACCAGTGCGAATACAGGCTTGACAAGACCACGCATGGTTTCACTCAGCCGGTCGAGGTACCACGCCTCGCCACCAGGCGAGTTGATGTGGAGGAAATGGCATGAGATGGCGGGATTGCACTCTGCAGCCATCAGGTCGGCCTCCAGCTGCTTGCTGGAGAAATACCAGCGGCTGTCTGCCGTAATGAATCCCCATACACGATGGTAGGCCACAGTGCCTTCTGGGAGTTCGGGTGATGTGAACTCGTCAGTCACCGAAAGATCGGCCTGGGAAGTGGCATGCAGCTGCTGGATGATCTGCTGCAGGGCATCATTGGTTTCCTGATGATAGGTAGGTGGCTCGGGATCGAAAAAGAACGACACAGGCTTAACCCCATCACCTGGTGCAAGTGGGAAAGCCTCCATCATGGCAGCCGCCAGTCCGTCTGCCGTGATGAGCAGACGGCGGCCAGCTGTGAGAAGAGACTTTCTAAGAACGGTTTTCTTCATGGCTTACTTTTTACTGCGAAATAAGCCATAAAAGATCCTAACGGCAAAGACATCACGCCAGTGGAGAGGTACGCATCCTGCAGCGTATCTGCAGTGTGAGGGTGTTCAGATTAGGGGATAGCGACACCAATGCAGGCACTGTATCGGTACCGATGGTAAAGGAGCGGCCACGGGTGTCACGGAACTGCACCTTTGCCCATATACCTCCCCCGAATGCCCTGATTACATCAGCTGCCACTGGCTGGCAGACGACATCCTTATCGCATACATAGCAGCGCCCTGCATCGGTGTCTTCAGGCTGCGGTGAGAAGTCAAACTCATCGGCAATGAAGTTATAGGTAACACCACTATCTGATCTAACAGGGGTGACCTTAACCAAAATCGAAAGTTCACGCATAACACATATATTTAAAGAGTTTAATAATCAACAAGTTCGCCATACAGCGGACGTTTCTTGGACATATCTTGGACATTTCTTGGACAAAAAGCATGGTTCGGTCGGTGATTTTTATTCCCGATTTTAAACATTATTAACTAAAACTACACCCTCTTGCGGTATTCACGGCGCCTGGTGCGCTTGCGCAATGACTCCCGCCAGCGGTAGAAGTTCTTGAGCAGGGACTCCTCGCTGATGCTGGTGATACAATATTCATTCATGAACGAGTATATGACATCGAGGTTCCTGACAGTATGCCCCTGCGTCATGTTGTCAAGCAGCGTCTGGTGAAGCTCGTGATTGAACATGCGGCGTATCTCATCCTCAATAAGGGATGCCGAACGGGGAGAAAGATAGTTGAACACGGCAGGATCCTTGCCCACCCTGCGCTCAGGCAGGATGATGGCCAGGTTTCCCTCATCGACTGGCGACTGGTTCTTCTGTCGCTTGGCCATGAGCGTCCATACTACATGGTATAGATCGGTGGATGCCGGAATATCGACCGGCTCATCAGCCCCGTTGTTATACTTTCCCTTGATGTATTCCGCCAGATAGGGAGTGATCTGAATCTTTGTAGTCATCATGTCGAAAGAAAAAATTTTAAAACCTGAATGCTTTATTTTTGCGTACAACAGTACAACCGTCCAACCGCAAAAGTAAAGTTACTAATTTCTAATGAATTAGCAAAATTATAGGTTAGGAAAATGGCGGTTGGAGGCAGTCCAACCAGTACAACCAGGCACATTTTTAGCCAAAAACTGGCAAAAAACGGGAGAAACGGTAAAAAATGGCCGTCCAACCGAGTACAACCAAAGTCCAACCGAGTACAACCGTCCAACCAACAACCAATTTTATTAATATATTGAATATTAGATAAATATAAAAATCTACTTTTGAAACGGTTGGACGGTTGGACGGTTGGACGCATTTTTCTGAAAATTTTCTTCAAAATTCTCTCTCTTATTTTCTTTCTTTTTATTCAGGGGGTACGGGGGATTTCATGGTAGGGAATTGAGAAAATCCTATCACGGGGAAAAGGAGAAAAAAGAATGTTTCGGGAAAGGAAAAGCCGTGCGGACCAGGATAAGAATTCCCGATGCCGCACGGCTCAACACAGAACGAAAGAAAAAAATGTATCAGTATGGCAAAGGCTGCTCCATGGAGTCGGGTTCCGGCGGTTCAGCCGCAGGGTGTTCCTGATCACCCCTGCGCAGATCAATGCCATACATATCCATAAACACATTATAGTTAAGCGCCACGCAGCTGCCTTGGGTGGACTGCCGCTCGACACGGCGCACCAGCTCGTTGTTGACCACCACGCCTGGAGTGACTGACGTACCGTCATCGATGCCTCCACGGGGCGTATCGACTGTCTCGAACCATGAGAACTTGCGGTTGATGATATAACCCATGTAGGCCGGGCAACTGCGCAGGTTCTGGTCGATGGTGCTCTGCGTGGTATCCTCGGGATTGAACGAGCTGCGCTGGAACTTGGTGAACACGGAAGCCACACGGAGGAAGAGCACCCTGGTGCCAGCCGGAACGCTGACAACCCGTTTCTCCCTGCCAGGCAAGGTGAAGGTGAGAGTATCCGGTGTGTCGATAGCGAAGTCGCGACCCTCCTTGATGACCTTGGTGTCGATCATGGCATCCATGGCCTTGAAGAAGGTGGCCAGCTTGTCGGTCTTGCTGATGAGCTCGAGCTGGGTGCGTATCTTATCGACGGCGATTTTGAAGAAATCATCGTAAGTGAACGGCAGCTGCAGATCGGTATAGTCCTGCAGCAACCGGCAGGTGGCCAAAAAGAGGCTGGCCGTCTTCATGAGGCGGTCAATCTCACCCGCAGTGGCCAACGCCTCCTTCAGCTCGTCGTAGGCCTGCTGCTTGAGCGCACGGAAATGCTTCATGACCAGCGGACGGATGGCCAGCACCTGCAGCAGCACATTAGACAGCCCCACCTTTGAAGGGTCCTCGATGTCCTTGAGACGGTTGAAAAGGTCGGTCTCCTCGCGTGTTCGCTCACGTGGCTTGGGCACCTCACAGACAATGATTCGGCTCATCAGCGCATTGTCATCGCGCTGGGGCGTCTCCTGCCCGCAGATGATGACGGGGGCAAAGACCTTGTCGTTCTCTATCTCACGCCCGGAGGCCCCCTTGCGCTTCTGGCGGCCGTCACCATCATAAACGATGCCCTTGAGGGCCTGGAACTTGACATCGGAGATATCTTTGTTGTTGTACTCATCCAACACCACCGGCACGTCGCGGAAAGTGCTCATGAGGGTGGACATGGCGGCATCGGTGCCGATATTGAGGTTGAAGATGGGTATCTTGGGCGATATGAACAGGCTGCGGATGCTGATGGCAATCTGCGTCTTTCCCGATGACATGGGACCCATGAAGAAAGGTGCCGTGAAGAGGCGGTCGATGCAATGGATGTTGCTTCGGAAAGCGCACATCACAGCATAGAGCACGGCCCACTTGCCATTGTCGTTGATCTTATAGACGCGGTCCATGAGCGAGGCCCACTCGCCGAAAGACACCCTCTTGTCGGCAGGCACCTCGCGGAAGGTGAGCTGGGAGATGAGCTCGTACTTGTCAGACAAACGGCCACTGCCGGCATAGATGGTGCTGTAGGCAGGCAGGTAGTAGTTTCTGCCGTTGTGGGTGACCACACCCAGCTCGTTGACCGCATCAAAGCGCGGCTGGCCGTCGACGGTATGGAAGATGCCGTTGGCAAAGGCGAAGAACATCTGGTCTTCCTTGAGCGAGAAGCCGTCTTCCTGCTGGTTGCCGTAGGTGAGCACCTCGCTGCAGGTGACATAATGGCGGGACATATACTCACGGATCTTGGTCCAGTGCTTCTCCTCTCCATTGGTGAAGTTGACCGCCTCGAGCATGATGAGCCACTCCTCGATGGTGGACTTCTTGAGCAACGCCTTGGAGGGCACCTCAATATATAAAGGTGTCTTGTAGTAGCGGCGGTTGATCTTGAGGACACGCTTGTTGTCGTCAGGATTGTCGGAATAGATGTGCAGCAGGGGCGTCATATAGAAATCGCCCACCTGGGTATGGCCCTTGCCGGCATTCTCGAACATGTAGCAGACGGGCTCGCCCTCCTTGTTGAGCTTGGGGTAGTACTGGCACTGGCGGTACATCTGCATGTAGTCGGGATTCTCCTCGACATAGCGTGGCAGCTCGTCGGGGTCGTAGAGCTCGTCGTAGTCATCATCGGTGCGCTGGGCAGCTATGGCCATGCGTGCCTTCCGTTTGGCGAGATACGGCTTCAGCAGCTCTGTCAGGGCGTTCTTGGTGAGCTTCAGGCAGGTCTGGAAGAAGCTGAAGTTGACCACGCGCACGGAATCGTCGGCACAGCTGATGACCTCGACGCAACGCTCGATGAACGGCGAAGGATCGCCTGTATAGTTCTTGAGGAACAGCTTGTGCAGGCCCACGTAATACTTGGCGAAGTTCCACTCGTCAATTATGGCCGCGTCCTCACCGGAACCATCAACTTCCTCGGCCCTCACAGTGATGGCGGAAACACCTCCCTTGAACAACAGACAGAGGGCCTTGAGATAATCGCTCTCCACGCCGTCCTGGCGGACGGATATCCCCGTGGCATCGGTGACAAAGGCCGGAGCCACCTGGCGCAGGCGCTGAAGGTCGGCAGTGTCGGGCACACCGTTGAGCAGCACCACGGGCTCGTCGTCGAAGAGCTGCAGGAAGTCGGCATAGTCGGAAGTGAGGATGCAGGGCTCATCGCCACGGCGCAGCTCACGCGCCTCGTCGATGCCGTACAACCCTGGTTTCATTGCCTGCAGCGGCTGGAGCTTCATGGTTTTCCTGTCACGCCCCAGCTCATCCATCTTGCGCTGGATGACTTCGGTATTGGTGTCGAAATGTGAAGCCAGGCTGGCCACACAATTCAGACGCAGCGTCTCACTGGGTATGACACTGATGAGCCCGCACATCCGGACGAGGGCCTGCTCGTCGCGATTAGGATCGGCGGTGGCGCCACGGAGCAGGGGCGTGAAGTAGGCGACAAAGTCAACCGTGCGGTTGGCGAGCCATTTGGGCAACTCCTCCCGCTGCTGACGTGCCAGGTCATCAGGATCCATGCCATCGGGCAAGGGTATGGCCGACACCTGGAAGCCAGCACGCAAAAGCGACTCGCAGTTGCGCAGCGAGGCCTTGAGTCCGGCATCGTCGGCATCATAGGCCAGGGTGACACGGGAGGTGAAGCGGCGGAGCAGCGACACCTGGACATCGGTGAGCGCAGTGCCTGAGCCTGCCACCACATTGCGAACGCCGGCAGCCGCCATGGACATGACATCGAACTGCCCCTCGACAAGATAAACCCTATCAAGACGGACGATGTCCTGCCGCGCCTGGAAGAGGCCGAAAAGATGATCGCCCTTGGTGAATATGGGGGTGTCGGGCGTGTTGACATATTTCGCAGCCTGTGCCTGACGGACGAGGCGCCCGCTGAAGCCCACCTCGCGCCCGTGGAGGTCGAGGAAGGGAAACATGAGGCGGTCCTGAAAACGGTCGAAGAGACGGCTGCCGTCCTGCCCCAGCACGCCCACCTCGATGAGCCTGTCCTGACGGTAGCCGGCAGCGGTAAGGGTGGCCAGTGCCTTGTTGCCTGCAGGGGCATAGCCGACACGGAAATCAGACAGCACCCGTGAGTCGAGCTCAAAGCCGCGGCTGCCGAGGTAGGCCTTGGCCTGCCCGATATGCTGCTGGAAGAACTGCGAGGCTGCCTTCATGGCCACGAAGCGGGACTCACGATCGCGCCTCTGCCGCTCCTGCTCGGGGTCGAGTTCCTCACGGGGCATCTCTATTCCGGCACGGCGGGCCAGCCACTCGACGGCTTCTGGAAACGACATCTGCTCGTGCTTCATAAGGAAACCCACCACATCGCCACCTGTGCCGCATACGAAGCACTTGAATATCTGGCGCGCCGGGCTGACGAACATGGAGGGGCGCGTGTCCTGATGGAAAGGGCAGACGCCTACGTAATTGACACCCTTCTTGCGGAGGGTGACAAACTCGCCGATGACATCTACAATGTCATTGGCATTGCGGATCCTTTCAAGCAACTCATCGCTGATCATGGCTTACCCCCCCCCCGCTGGTGTTTCAAAAAGTGAGAGCTGGCGGCTCTCGAACGCCTCCTGGAGTGTGACGCCGAAATAGCGGGCCAGTGCCAGGTACTCGGTCTCGGTGACGGCCTTGCGACCGAAATAGATGTCGTACCAGCGCATGGGCGTGATGCCCACCGTATGGTAGAACAGCCTGGTGGGGCGGAAGTTCTCGGGATGGATGAACTTGAGGCGCAGCATCTCGGTGACGAGGTTGCGCCTGACCTTAGCCCCCAGAGGTATCTGGCGGCGGTGTATGAAGAGCTGCACAGCTATCTCAGTCTTGCCGAGCCGGCGAGCCATCTCGCCTATCTCCATGCTGCCGGCGTTAGCCCTGACGAAGCGCTCTTCCTCGTCGGTCCACCTTGGACGCTGGTAGGCCGGCTGTTTCTTTTCTGTTTTCTTCATTGTATGGTTCCTTTCTTTCAATCCGTGTAAAGTCGTCGCTGAACAGATAGTCTGTGCGACGGCCGTAAATAATGAACTCGCAGGCGAACTTGACGAACAGTTCCTGACGGTCGGGCTGGACCTTGGTGATGTCGTAGAAACGGCCCGGAGGGAGCCGCGCAATGCGCCATACACCCAGTTGTAATAAGCGAAGAAGGCGTCGCTGCCCAGACGGGCAATCCACTCATCAACCCAGCCCCAGTCGGCAGTGTCGAGCCTGAAACGGCGAAGCCCTTCTGCAGGAGGGGTGATATCAGCCATGGCCATGGTCCTGCAAGGGTATATCAAACTCACTGACATCACAACGCGCGGGGCAGCGGCTTAGCCTGACGCAGCGTCCGCTGTCGTCCCACTCGGCACGGTGCCAATCGGGCACGTCGGCCATGGTGGGGATGTTGACATAGCCGAAGGCGCGCACCACCTGACGGTCTTTGTCCATCTTGAACTGGCTGAACTGTATGACGTCAGCCTTGCTGTTGCTGTTTTCCCAATCTGTTATCCTCATATCCTTCCTGCTTTATTTCCTCGAAATTATGATTATTGTCGCCAGAGAGCTCCATGCACGGGGCCTCTGCCATACCGTCGTCAAGGCACCAGGCCTGCAGGGCGCAGTGCACGCAGGTGACCTCGCCAGCCGGCACCCTCTTGAGCTGGTAACGGCGGCCGAACTTCTCTAATATGATTCTTCCTCTACTCATAATATCTAATTTTATCACTTATCTTTAATTAATTAAACCTGGTTGATAATTGGTCAGGAAAACACGCACCGCCACCCACCGCATGGTAGGAGCGACAGGGTCGGACAGCTGCCGCGTCGGGGATGACGGTGCGCCAACTAACCAAATAAAACAAATGAAAACAAAGTTGCAATCAATTCTCTGAAGGGGCAAACCACCGGGGCAGCTCTGCACCGGGATATCGCTCACGGTACCTGGTCGCACACCTGGCGCGCTTGCGCTGCTGGCGGACATGTATGCCCTGCAGGTGACGGCACCGCTTCTGCATGGCCTCATGGTACAGCCCATCGACGCTGGTAGCGCCCACGGTGTAGATGAACCCGTCGATATTAAACTCACCGGTATAGAGCACGCCGTTGCTGCGGGGTGAGGGCAGGATGCCGATGCTGCAGGAGTGCAGACGCTGGCCTCGCTGGGAGAACCAGGCATAAGGATCGCTGCACAGCACGTGGACGGGGAGGGCTGCAGGCATGACTGCGGGGCACGGATAATTCTTGGAAATGTTATCAACGGGGTGTTGACAAGCAGGGGATGTGGCGATGTCGCTGCCACCGGTCGCCTGACGGTCGCTGATGACAGCGGCGGTCGGGAGGTTTTTGGTTTCGTTACGCATATTGAAACTAATATAAAAAAAAGTACCGGTGCCTGACCCGCTGCGTAACACAACCAAAGGATGCTGTGGGCGCATTGACGCTCCACACGGGGGTACACCGATACCGTAAATCTATTATCTACGCTTACAGCGACGGGAAAAAAAATGACCCGCATCCCTATTCTTGAATGCAGGCTTCCGTCACTGCATCCTTTGGTTTTCCAAATGTTACGCACTGCAAACATAGTGGTTATTTTTGAAATATCAAAATAATTGTGGGGAAAATTTAGGTTTTCAGGCGAAAAGAGAGGGTTCACCCTTGAGCCTTTCTTCACGGAGTTTCTCTATTTTGCGCTTTGTAGCGGCAATATTCTTGTTTGCCTCCTCACGCATGGCTGTATATTCGTTCAACTCCTCGAGAAGCGATATCTCAATACTGTTCTGCTCCTGAACGAGTTTGTTTCTCTTCATGAAAAAGTCATACAAGGCATCTGAACACACTTCCTGATATCGCATCATGGATTCTCTCGCCTCCTCTGACACATTTTTAGGGTTGATGGTATATATCCATCCGAAGAACTTCTTGGCAGGCAGGCATGACATACTTCTGACCTTGCCATCAGCGGCAACCATATCCCGCTGCGATATGGTTGGTCCAAAAGAGGGATGCTCCTTCAGCTTGTTCAGCTGCGACTCATACTGGACGCCCAAGGCATCGCAAATGGGGCGAATTGGGATCATCTGATTCTCTTCGTCCTCTACAATGAAAATATTAACACCGTTTACTTTTGTCACATTTGTTGTTTTCAT